TGCCAGTAGCATTAACAGTCTTCTTAACACTTCCATCTAGCATGCTATTAAAGTCCCAACGCTCCAGATAGTGGCTAACGCCATCAGCAGCTCCACTAGGGTTTCTGCTTGTTATGACATATAGCTCACTATCAACTGTGCAGCATGAGTTCAATGTATCTTTAGCGCTAGTAGTCCAGCGCGTAAATCCATTAATGTCTTGATTACGCATAGTGTTAAGTACGCCAGCATTACCATCTTGATTAATAATAAATAACCAGTTGGAGTCTTCTGTTGTAGACCCTTTTAATATTGCCATGTCCTTTGGATTGCTAATTAACTGTGATGACAAGACAGATATGTCATTAGAGGTATAAGCATCTTCGTTAAAGCTAAACAAGTATTGACGCAATGTGCTGCCATTCTTATCAACAAACAGGGTGGCCCCATCAATAGACTGAACCTCTAAGGGATATGAACCATGCTGTGTTTGAGCAACAATCTCAATAGTCGATGGTGTAGCACCTTTAAGCAAAAACTCAGCGCCAGAACAGAATATTTGCAGCCCACGATCTGGGTTAATATCAACAATGTTTGTTAGTTCACGAGAATCAATAGTGACAAAAATACCCTCATCGTCCTCACCCTTCTTAGAATAGAAGTCAAAGAAAGCTCCAGCCCTACTTGCCAATATGCTTTGCGGCTTAGACTTAGTTCCACCAAACCACAGGCGACCCTCGTTAAATACGCCCATCTTTGGAAAGCCTCTAGTTGCACTCCACACATCTTCTGTTCTAGGAGTTCCTGAAGTATCTAAAGAAAAGCCAATAGTATCGCTAGTGTCACCGCTTGTAGCAAATCCTGCAAACAAACCATAGCTGTTAGCAGACTCTCCAGCCATTGTAATTGTAAAGTCGTGTGCATTGCTTTTTTCTACGCTAATTCCAGTAAAGCCAAATACAGGCATATCTTGCAGTGCTTGTCGCAAATTGGCAGCAGTAGAATTTGCCTCATTTCCTGCGGTAGAACCTGCAAAAGTAATGTCCTTGCTCATTACTCCATCAACATCTATCTGATATGTTTGTCCGGCATGAAACCCAGCAAAGGTTGCCGTTTGAACAGCAGCTACAGGTGTAGGGCTAGACGCATCATTGTAATCATACTGAGGAATATTAATAAAAGTCTGGATATTGCTTTCAAAAGCATCAATGTCATCAGTACCATTGAACACAATTTTGTATGGATAGTTGTCTTCTTGAAACAAAAGCATTACGTTTTCTGTCTGTGCAACTCTTACGCTACCTATCTGAGATGGGGTAGGGCTACCATATTGTCCAATGTAAGGCACTGGAATGTCGGCAACATAAACAGTATCTGATTCGTTCAAATGCGGTGCACGATAAATACGCAGGTTGTATTGCGTTAAAACACAAACAAAACTGTGGTCTGGCGCGTACTGCCACTCAAATACCTTTGGCGCAATTTGAACACCGCTTGCTCGATGAGCATTAAACTCACCAAGCCGCACTCTGTAGTCTGCTTCGTTACCTAAGTTTGTGGTAATTCTCCAGTAACGATTATTGGCATCAGAAAGTCACCTCAACGTCAAAACGCTTACTAACACCGCCAACTCTAGGGTCACTTGAAATTGAAAAGGTTTCAAATTCAGTCCAAGAAACCGCATCTGATGAATACTCCAGTATTAAGTTTCTACTTATATCTACAGTTGTATTTCGCTTTTCTAAATCTGCATTTTCAATAGATATAAACTCAGGCAAATAAGATGCTCCAAAATCATATTGAGCAACAACATAGGGGCTTGAGCTGACTGAATAATTAGTTGTAGTTACTGTAATGGGGTTGCCACTATTGATAGTTCCAGGAACTCCACCATTAGGCATAGTTGGAGTTACAGCAGTCTGACGAACGAGAGGGCTTAAAACACCATCAATGTTCTCTAGCCCAGGTCTACGCTTAACGCCACCTTGGGGTACAATAACAACGCCCTCGGCTTGCTGTGCGCCCTGATAGTATTGATCAAGATCGGTACGGCCTTTAAGTAATGGTGACAGCTCACCACTGGCAAAGCTGGTTTGCTGAAATTGTGACTTAGGCATTAGTACCTCACGTTAATAAATGGGCGATCCTGAATAGCTACTTGCGGGTGTTGCTGTGAATCAGTGAAACGAGCCATACGACTAGCATTCAAATACTGGTTAGCCAGTAGTTGCATCGAAGAAGCGCTGTCACGAATAGAAGGAGCAAAGTCCATAGCCAAGGCATACTCAATCATTTTAGAAAAGTATGCAGGCCATGCAGATTCTGAAACATTAGCAATGTAATCGCAGTAAAGCGCACCACTGTAGTTACAGTAAACTTTGTTGCCAAGAATTTGGTATGGAATGCTAGGGTCTAACTTAATAAGAGTCAGCATATCAGGCGGAAGCTGATAGATGGATTGCCATTCTGTACCAACAGGAGTATCAGTAGTCAATGACAGTTGAGCTTGCTTTCGAGCAAAGCCCCAACGGAATTTAGATAGCTCACTCTGCACAATATTGTCGTACAGATTGTTGGCCACAGTCTCAGCGCGAGAGTTGCCGGATAAAGATGTTATAGGCAGATCGCCAATTAGAATGAGAGCATTAGAAATTAGCTGTATCTTAGAAGCCATAATAAACCTTTATTTGTAAAGAAAGGGGCCACCAGAGCAGCCCCATTCAGTTTTACTACTTAACTATTGCCGATTGCAGTTCCAGAAGCCATAGTAACAGTAGTGGTACCGTTATTAACTGTACAGAATGAAACAGTAGTATCTACAGCATTAGTATCTACTACAATTAAAACGTCACCTTTGTTGATTTCGTCCTTTGCAGGAAGAAAAAAGTTAGCACCTAGTACAGTGCCAACAGCTTCAGTAGTTGCGTACATCCATACTACTCGGCTGTCACCTGAACCGCCAATGCGGCATAAACCTGATCGTTCAAAAGCCATGATTAATATTCCTTATGCAGTTTTGTCGTATTGAACTTTAACGATACCAAGACCGTCACGAGATACAGCGCCAGCTTTGAGCATACCGTTACACAACCAAGAAGTGCGATCAGCAATCCAATCAACGTCAGTCTTGATGTCGATACCGATTGCAAGACCAACAGCGTCCTGAGAGAAGAAGTATGAATCAACGATGTCACCAGCTTCAGTCAGACCACCTTCAGCACGATCTTCGATAACTACAAACTTAAAGCCACCGAAAGTATCAACGTCACCGTTGACCAGAGCTTTAACATTGTTGTAGTCAGAAGAAGTGATTTCTTCTTGGTTAAGCAGACCACCCAGACCCTGAGCATTGATAGCAGCATACAGGTTAGAGTTAGGAACGCCTTGAGCGCGAAGAGCAACCTGAGCTTCAATTACTTTCTCAGTAGTCAAGTTAGTGCCGCCTTCAACAACAGTACCTGCGTAAGCAGTTTCTGCGTCCATAGCGTCGATTACGAGCTGGTCACAACGACGACCAAGAGACTGTGCGATAGTGCTTGCAAGTTCCTGCTTTTCGTCAAAGTTTACGGTCTGAGCATCAAACATATCTGTGTACTCTGGAGCATTCCAGTTTTGCAGAGTTGCAGTTGCGAAGCCGTGAGAAATGTCCATAGGAGTTACTAGATCAGAAGTAGACTTCTGGTTAGCTAGACCCTTACCCATGTTACGGAATTTGTAGGTGTCACCTACTACGTTGTTTCGTACAGTTACAGCGCCTTTCAAAAGGCCAGCGTTTTGGTATGCGTGTTTAACTAGGCTGTCAAACTCCGTTACCGCTACGGATGATAATACTTTACTCATAATGATTTCCTCGAAAAAGAGTAATAAATAATATAAAAGTTTTTCAAGGTTTTAGCTGAGTACCCAGTAAATTGGTCAGCATTCAACCTAAATTTACCGGGCCTTAAATAGAAAGGGGTGTCCAGTGTGCCGATTATACACCTTTCACCCCATAAACTCAACCGCCAAAGGTACGGGTATGAGCCTTGTCGCCACCAAATTCCTGCATCATCTTTTGAATTTTGGCTTCATGGTTAGCATCAATGCTACGGAGGAGTTGTCCATTCTCGTTCTTCATAAACATTTGGGTTTCAATATCACCCCAGGTCATGCCTGTCGGATGCTGTCCACCATCAATAGGTAGCTTAGTAGGCGCAGTAGCACGAACCAAATACTCTACCAGCTCGATAGACTTGGCATCAGTAACAAGATCACGAACCACATCGTAGTCAGCAGCATCTAAGTTGTTCTTTAGATAGCCCTCAACATTCTTGATACGCTCTCCAGCATTGTCGCCTAGTCGTGCAATCTCTTGCTCTTGGGTAACTTGTTCTACTGCTTCACCCTGTGCTGACAACAATTCCCACGCATCACCAAAGGCTTCTTGGCTCATACCTGTCTTCTCAGCAAACTCAGTTAGCTCTTGCAGTAGGGCATCGTCAGACTCAATTCCTTCTGGGCCAGCATAGCCATCTTTTGGTGCGCCAGTAAAACCACCAAACTTCTTCTCTAGTTCAGTATAGGCTTTGGCTTGTTCAGCGACAGACTTATACTTGTCGCCTTTGTACCATTCGGGTGTCTCACCTGTACCCTTGATACCATCGGATAAAAAATACTCACCTTCACTTAGTTCTGGGGAGCTTGCATCCAACAGGGTTTCGCTTGTTGTTTCTTCTGGTGCGGCCTGTTCTTCACTCATAATTATTCCTTACAATATTTCAGCTTGTTGCATTTGGTTGATAATAAATTTAACAACTCCCGACTCACCGTTATGGTAAGCAGCCTCGTAATCAACATTGGAAGCACCAAAGGGGGTGTCGTTATTGAAGATAAACCTCCGCGTCATGTCCTCAAGTACGCGCTTCCCGATGTCACCTGAGAAGCACTTATTGTACGCTTGAGCCAATTCAGCAGCGGCCTGTCTTTTCTCTGCATTGACCACCTTTGCATCTTCTGCATTAGTGGTCGCTTGATTGATTGTATCCCAACTCATAGAGCAGTTTGTCCTTGGTCAACAGGCGGTTGTCCCTGAGCATCCATTCCTTGTTGTGCTCCGGCAGCACCAGCCTGAATAACGGCTTGCTTTTCAGCTTGGCTTCTAACTAGCTCGGCAGGCATACCAGTCTTATCGGCAACCCACGTTCCAAAGTCTTCTAGCTTAAATCCAATCTTAGCCTGATCTGGGCCAGCAGTCTGAAGCACAAACTGTACAGCTTGTTGTACGTTGAGAATATCTTCACCGTCCTGCGCTCTTGCCAATGGAGACATAAACTTAATAGCGACTTGGCGACCATCTAGCTCAACAGGAGTAATGATACCACGACGAGTAAGTATAGCAGCAACTCGTTTAATGATTGGAATCAATACTTCGGTCTGTAATCTGCCGAAGGCAGAGCCGATGCGTTTTGCCAATTCACGCGACTCGATGGCAACTTCAGTGGCGGATCGCACAGCACCAGTAGGATCACGAAGATCGTTGAATAGGGCCTTCTTGATCGACATTTGCATTTCATTGATCTGGAACTGGGCAAGTTGTAAGTTCGATCCTGTGTCTAAACGCTGAATGGAGGGGTTGCTGCTGTTGTTAGAACCAACTGGAATAACAATGCCTGGGCTTATATTCAAATTGTAGGGGTTAGTTACACCATCATCTGTTGCTGTGTACATACCTGCTAGGTCGATAGCGGCCTTCTGTAGTACAAACTCTTTGGCCTTGTTCAGTGAGCGCACATCAGGGAGTGCTTGTAGTGCTGGGCCACGACCTCTGATTTCACCAGCTACCTTGCTATAGCGACCTGTAACCCAAGGGCTAGACTCACCAAAGTCTTGCATCCAGCTAATGCGATCTTCAGAGTTTACCCATACGCAACCATAGTAGGTCTTACTCTTGGGCATATAGACAACACCCTCGCGCACATCGACATCAGTGTCTGGCTTATCCTTAATAACTATCTTCATCTTCTCTGATGGTTCAAAGCCTTTCCAGTAACGCTCTAGGTTACGAGCCTTTACCTTAAATCGTCGCCAGTGCGTTTCGATGTTACCCTGCGGGCCTTCCTCAAATGCTATTCCCTTCTGCGGAATGGCGTTAAAGATGAGGGGCATCTCGTCGCTCTCGTCTTCATCAATACGAAGTGTGCCTGTACCAATAAGGAGATCAAGGGCGTGTTCATAAAACTGGGTGGCAAAGTTAGATCGGTTAATGTAATCAAAGATTATCTCGGCCTGCTTCTGCAAGTTACTCTGTATGTCTTCTAGGCTTACATCAAAGTTACCTTCTTCGAGCTGCTTAACAACTAGATCAGATGGCTCAAAGGTAGCCCAGCGTGACCAAATAGGAGCAATGTTTTCTTGTAGCTTGCTTGCGCCTTGCTGGATAGCCTCAAGTGCAGTGGAGTCAAAGATACGATCCATCTTCTCTTGGCCTGGCATGTAGTCATCAAAAAGATTACGGTTGGGCAGAAAGTATTCGTAGGCATCATCTAGTGTACTGTGCCACATGGAAGCACGTTTAAATGCGTCATTCTCTCGTCGCTTCAAGTCCGTCAGTGAACCAAGCTCTTTAGGTAATTCCATTATCTGCCTCTTCTTGTATCTTTAGTGCTGCCTTTTTTGGGTCTTGGACTGCTTTGCCTTCCTTCATTTTCTCTTTCAGACCTTGGAATGATCGCATAGCCCTCAGTAATGAGTGGCCCTGTAGGTGCTGCAACTGGCTGCATAGGTTGGCCCAAGAGGGATCGTTTCCCTAGCTTGCCGCGAGCAGTAGCTTTTAGTCGTCGCTCACTAGCCGCTATTTCTTCATTTAATTCATCGCGTTGCCTACGTTCCATTGCAACTTGTTCTGCAGTTTTCTTAGCTGCATCACCTGAACCACCCATAGTATTACCTCGTATGCTTTATATGTTTGTATAGTTGATATGGAGTCCAGATGAATGGCTTCTTAATGCCCAGCATCTGCTTAACATTGCCGACACAAGTGTTGAGTGCAAACAAGTTAATGCTAGTAGCTTCTTGCTTATAACCGACCGTTATATCGTTGGCCCCAATTATATCATTTATTGAGTCTACATTATACAAGTCATACTTAGCTGTGTTCTTTCCAGCAACAATAAACTTTCCCTTAGAAGGAACGATGACATAGCAGTGGCCCATGTCTTCCTTAATAAACCTAGACCACCAATGGCCTGTATCTCCTGTAAATACGACATACATATCACTGTGTTGACTAGAAGACACTAAAGTTCACCTTTGCTGTGTGTGGTTTTGCGAAACCCTGATCTCGACGGAGAGCAGAGCGACCTTCACCTTCACCTTGTAGGGCATACTCAAGTGCCTCCACTGGGTGAGAGTATTCATTCTTGTCTGGCTGATCACTGTAGCGTTCACCTGATGTCTGCACACGACGATAACAGAAGCCACCCTGTAACCCTTTACGAATCATAGAGGCTTTGGGCAAGACAATGAAGCGAGGCTTACCATCCATACACATCTCTTTCATGGGTACTTCTAAAGCGGCTCTACGTTTCAGGGGATCGTTAGACTCTGTTGGCTGACAGGGAATGCCAGCGGCTCGCATGATCTGGAAAGGAGTCTCACTGTTGGACTGATTCTTATTAGAACCAGAGGGATCACCCCAGCCCTTGAAGTTGCAGCCAGGATAAGTCTCTTCAATATAGCGTTTTAGGGTAGGCGCAAAGTCTACTGCACCGGAATCAGTGAGCACCATTTCGTCAAAGCAGACCCACCTTCCGATAGCAGTGCGCTGAAGAAAGGCACAAGCAGGTGTACGACCAAAGTCAAAACCCAGAATGATAGGAGTGTCCTTGCAGGGCGTGAAGTCCATGTGGGATGCGTGAACAGAGTCAGTGTACATTGGGTGAACCGGCTTGCCGTTAGAGACAAAGCCGTACTCATTAGCAAGATTAACTTTAATCCAATCATGTGTTTTACCTGATAGTCCGCGTTTGTAATAGTTAGCAGGGAGGTTAGGCAAATTCTCGGCCTTGTCGTTTACCTTCCAAGTTTCCCCATCTTTGTACACACCGCCTGGTTGACGATGGAATGCCCAGCCTTCGGGACGCTCAATTTCTGCCAGCTTGTAGTACCAGTGGTCTTCATCTGGTGCGTTACTGTCACCCAGCACACCATGATGCGTAGGTTTGATTCCCTCCTTGGGGGAAGGATAGCGACCATGACGTAGGTCAAGCATGTCGAGAACGGCCTTAGAATGCTCTTTCGTCTCGTTTAGCCACACCCATGTACACTGGATACCCCTAGCCTTCTTAACGTGCTCAGGGCGGTCAAAAGCGATGAATATGACCTCGCATTTAACGGAGGTGCCATCTTCTAATCGGAAGTTGATGTAATGGGTAGGTGGTTCTTTGTTACCCTGACGGAATGGGCCAAGGTCTTCGTGTATCTCTAGCCAATCTTTAATGGTGGTGGAGAACAGTTCTGAATAGGTGTTTCGACAGGCAATGATACGGCTAAGGCGTACACCATAGTTCTTGTGTCCAGGAGTCATTACGGGCTTTTGCTCGGTCATCAGGTCGAATAGCTTGAGGATGGTTTGAACAGTCTTGCCGGAACCTAGTGGCCCCATAATAAAGGAGTTCTGAGAGCGACAGTCAGCGTAATCTTGCAGGACTTGTCCTTGTGGCCCCATGCAGTATTCAATTGTGGGCATTACTTTTTGCTCCAGTCGATACCATCATAGCCTGACTTGAACTTCTCTCGTGTCTCGTTGGTTTGTGTGCGAGCCTTACTGCCCTTACCACCGTTAGATTCTGGGAAGTGCCTGTTACGCGTTTCCTTATCTAGCTTGTGTAGCATACCTTTTTTAGCCATTACTCTTCATCCTCATCTTCATCATCTACAGCGGCATTTACTATTGCCTCTACTACAGGGTCTACTTCTTCTACTTCAGCCTCGATAGCAGTACCATCAAAGCGTTTACGTTGGATAGCAACTACAGCGCCCTCGTCAGCACGTATCTCTACAGCCTTTAGCTTTGGCTCAGTATACTCTGCAACCTTACTCCACGCATTAACAGCAGCATTGAGGGCAGTGACATCACCTTCTTCCTCAGCAATGTAGTCCAGCTTACTAGCAGCTTCTGCCATCTTCAAGATAGGGTGGAACTGTTCACCGTACATATCCTGTAGTCGAGCCAGCAAGAACTTCTTATTCTTATTGGGTATTCCTATACGAGACATATATAACCTTTACATTGGTGAATGTTGTTGTTTTTCAGTTTCTAAATAATCATCTGACATTCTATCTTCTACAATATAAATCAAATCAGTCATACCAACTTGGTCTCTATCAAAGAGATACACTGCAAACAACTCAATCAACTCAATATCCATCTCATGGACTTCTTCATCGGTTACTATCTTAATCATAACACTTCTCATTTTCGGTAATTTTTTTTTGCGAGAGACATATATATACCACAGGTCGGCCACTTCGAGAGGGGGGTGCCTCTTTTATCCACAGGTTACCCACAGCTTTTTCCACAGCATATCCACAGGTTTATCCACACGATATGCACACCTTTATCCACAGGATATTGACAGCCTACTAACACCTGGCTATCCATACAGTACTGGTTGCCTATACAGTAGTAAATGGTATGGGTTCCCGTCAGATTCTCAGCTCTATATTGTGGTAAAACCTA